ATAGATACATTGAGTTTGTCATGAGTCCCAATCTATAATATAAATATTTCATTATATATAAAACCGCAACCATATAGGGTGCCATGTTGTTAATATCATTAATATTTTGCGTTACGGCTTCGCGGTATTTTTCATCATAAATAAGTAAATCAAACGCACAATCATTACTCTGATCAACATACTTAATTTTATGCCCGATAATTACGCCACCAGATTTTTTTGAGAATCGTTGGTATATCTTTTTAACGTCTGTTTTTTTTAGTTGTAAATAGTGATGCACTTTATTTATCATCTCATCTACATTATCGGTAATAATTATAATGTCAATATCGCTAGCATTTGGAAAAAAATCAATACGTTTAATGCTACCAAAAAATAATAATTCTGAACCAACGTAGTTTTGTAAATTGGTAAAAAAATTATACTTATAATCTCCTAATCGGCCTTTAATTTCATCCATACTAAAATAGAGATATATTAAAAATAGAAGCGCAGTTATAATTCCTTGTCATTCTTAGAAAAATTATGTAATAATGTGTCGGCATTGCTATTCATTATTTCGCCTGCCAACATTGCGGATTCATATAACTTTCTTATAACCTCATTCGGCGCGTTGCTCCCTGTCTTAATCAAATTGTGATCCCTCAAATATGTTTTAATGTCATTTATCGGTTTTCTTTTCAAATCTTTTTGGGCGGCTAAAATCTTTTTACGGGTTCCCCGATCTTTAATAAGGACGGCGACCGTTTTGCGTAGTTTTGATTTACCAAGAGTGTATTTTCTTTTGATTGTTTTTTTTGTTATCCTTTTTGTTGCGATAATTCGCTCATTTGGGGCGATATTTTGTGCTGGAGCAGGCATAGGCACAAGCGATGGCATTGGCTCTGAGATAGGAATAAGACCCGTTCCTGCAGTCATATTACTCGGCGGAACAACAACATTATTATGTATTAAATTTTGGGACATCATGACATCCATATCTTTTTGAATCGTCTCATCTACTTGCTTCTGCTTCAATTTTTCACGCAAAATATTCAAACGGTTCTCTCTTTCATTTTTCTCTCGATTAATATTTGCTCCTTCTATTGTTAATGCTAAATTTGGATTGGTCACAATATTATTTCGCTGTGTTTGTCTCCAATCTTTATAAGTGGGTTTTTGCCCACCTTTTAATATCCCGTATGGGACGTTGTCCTTTAAAACAACCGGAGCGCCACTAGCGGAAAGCAATTCTGTATTGATCCTCATTAGCGGGTGACTTAATTCTTCTGGCAATTCAATATTTATGCCTTGATGGTCGGCGCCCATAGACTGATAATTTTTTACAGTACTTCTCTCTAACTTCTCCCTACGGCGTCTCTCCATAATCTCACTATTTGCCTTGTGCTCCTTCTGTTTTTTATCTTCCGTCAGTGTTTGTAAATAGTTTAAAGAGTCGCTAAACTCATCCGAAAAGGAACTTGTTGTTGTCGGAATGCTTAATGTGGGGGCTTCAGCGGACTTACCCCCCTTTTTATTATTCTCTAAATTTTCGGTTTCGCGTTGCTTATGTTCTTTAATCCTTTTTAACAATTTGTTTTTTAGAACATTGGGAGAGATTAATGGAGTTACAACAGCCTTCTGTTTTTTATCCTTGTTCTTCTTCGTTTTTGAACCGCCCATAGAAAATAAAGTTGGATTTATTGAGATTGTTTTATTTGTCATTTATTATACTAACAAATAAAAATATATAAAATATAACTTGATTACGAATATAATGTATTATATAATAGCTTTTTCATTTCTGCGTCATTTTTTCTATTCTTAACGTCGTCGTTACGCAAATATACCGCAAACCCGGTATCTAAATCCTTCAATGTGAGCTTTTTTTTGTCGTCTTCGGGCTTACAAAAGACACGTCTACTATGAGCTATTTTTGTTTTGGCTAGAATGGCTTCAACGTCTCGACCATAGAAGGGGAAATACTCCTTATTCTTTTTAAACCACTCACCCGTTATTTTAGAGTTTTCTTCTATTTTCCAATCAATATCAGAGACCTTCTTTAAAAATATATTGTATAAATCCTCTCCAGTATATTCGTCCGTTTTAAAACGCCACGTAAATCTGGAATCCAAGCCCGGATTAAAATTAAAAAAACTCTCTCTCAATTCCACCTCATAACCCGCAATGATAACCATTAAATCATCCTTATTATCGCTTAATGCCTCACATAACGTATCTATACATTCCTTAGCAAAACTGTCCTTTTTCTCGGGATTTCCCAGCGCATACGCCTCATCTATAAATAAAACGCCACCAATTGCTTCTTTAATCACGTCTCGGGTTTTGATAGCAGTCTGCCCAAGATACCCCGCAATTAAATCGCTTCTTGTCACCTTTTTAAACGTGCCTTTTGACAAAATACCAATATTACTGTATATTTTACCCATCAATTTTGCCATTTCTGTTTTACCTGTACCAGGCGGCCCGTAAATAACAGTATGTAAAAAATCCCCTGTATTGTTTTTGTTTTTATGTAGGTCTTGAACAAAATATAAGATTTGGTCAACAATGTTATTCTTAATATCCTTCATACCAATCATACAATTAATTTCCTTCAGTGGCTCCTTAATGTCGTGTAGTGCCTTCATATTAATATTGTATTTAATAGCAGGATCTAACGGATATTTATCGATCAGTTGTAAAATATCGGCAATTGTATTGACCTCTGTATCAATATTGATTGTCTCGCGAATTTCAACCGGTTTGGTAGGCGGTTCGGTTTTAGACTTGGATGGTGTCCCAATGGGAGACATTGCCTTAGACGGCATAAGTGAAGGCATAAATGCGTGCATGAGAGGCGGCGGACCTGTTGGTTGTCTCGCAGGAGTATAAAATAGAAAATATTTGTGATCTAAAGGATCATTATAATAATTCGGGTCAGACCTATTAATATAAGCATCGTCGGTTGAATTCTGACCAGTAAATGTGGGTGCTGTATAATTGTTTGTGCTGAAATTTTCTTGAATTCGACTAATCAGTTTATCTATTTGCTGCTTAATGTCATCATCGGTTGTAGAAGGAGGCGTGACATTTCCTGATAAATCCGGAATAACAACCGGTATCTGATCAAGCGTGCTCAAAAATTTATTATATGTAACCACCCTCTTTGGATCCATTATTTGATTTTTGCGCATTCTATTTACCATTTTTGAGTATATTATACAATATAAATATTTCATTTTATATCATTTACGTCATTCAACATTAAATTCTTAGACAAAACACTATAAACTGAAGCACAATAAAATAATATATAACACGATAAACTAAAACACGATTAACAAAGTCCGCATCATATATGTATATATCACTAAAACAATTTAAAAATAAATTGAGATATAAAATAGCCGGAAAAATGATGTCACATAATAAAGAGAACGAAGTATCCACAATGAGTACTAATAATGAAAATTTGTTTGACATCGAAAATGATCAATATATCGAAACCCCTTGGACGATTATTGAATCATATTTCAAGGGCCAAAACCTAGAAAGATTTGTGCGACACCAACTAGAATCGTATAATAATTTTGTTGGGTTTCAAATTACAAAAACAATCGAAATGTTCAATCCTGTTCATATTGCGTCTGAACAGGACTACGACCCCGTATCAAAAAAACATTCACTCGAAATGTTCATCACATTCGAAAATTTCCACATCTACCGTCCACAAATTCACGAAAATAATGGGGCTATTAAATTAATGTTCCCCCAAGAAGCACGCCTGCGGAATTTTACATATGCGTCGGCCACAACTGTTGACCTTAACATAAAGTATATTGTTCGCACCGGACCAAATCTAGAAAATGCCCAAACATTCTATAAAACGATTCCCAAAATTCACATCGGCAAACTACCCATTATGTTAAAGTCGAGTATTTGCGTATTAAACCAATATAAACATTTTGAAAATACTCAGACGGGCGAATGTAAGTACGACGCCGGTGGCTATTTTATCATCAACGGATCTGAAAAAACAGTGTTGGGACAGGAGCGCGCCGCAGAAAATCGCGTATATTGCTTCAATATTAACAAGAATGACACCAAGTATACGTGGAAGGCGGAAATCAAGTCCGTCCCCGACTTTAAGTGTATTTCTCCCAAGCAAATTAATATGATGATTTCGTCAAAGAATAACGGATTTGGCAATGCGATTTGCGTTGAATTGCCGCGCGTAAAGCAGCCAATTCCGTTATTCATTGTCTTCAGAGCACTCGGCAACATTTCTGACAAGGATATCTGCGAGAAAATTTTGTTGAACATTGCCGACGACAAAAATAAACCAATGCTAGAAGCTCTTCAGGCGTCGGTTATTGAAGCAAATGCGTATCTGACTCAAGAAGAGTGTGTCAAGTATATCACCAGTTTCGCAATGTACACTCCAATTAATATGGACAAGGAAACAGGGGCCATTAAGAAACGCGAGTTTGCCCTAGAAATATTAAATAACGACCTGTTCCCACACTGCCATAATATGGAGCAGAAAATCTATTTCCTCGGATACATGACTAATAAACTGCTACTCGCATCATTCGGTATCCTTAAACAAGATGACCGCGATTCTTACCTGAATAAGCGCGTTGATTTAACCGGATCTCTACTCAATAATCTATACCGAAACTACTTTAATAAATTGGTAAAGGATATGGAAAAGCAGATTATTCGAGAAATCAACACCGGCTCTTGGAAATCGACCGACGATTATGAAAATATTATTAACCCGACAAATATTTATAAAATTATCAAGTCCACGACCATTGAAAACGGATTGAAGCGTGCACTTTCTACAGGTGATTTCGGCATTAAGCACACCAACTCCAACAAGGTAGGTGTTGCGCAGGTCCTGAACAGATTGAACTACGTTTCTAGCTTAAGTCACGCGCGACGAATTTCTACGCCTGCTGATAAAAGTGGCAAACTTATTCCTCCGCGTAAGCTACACAACACCTGCTGGGGATTTCTATGCCCCGCCGAAACTCCTGAGGGTCAGTCTGTAGGTATTGTAAAGAATCTGAGTTATATGACACATATTACCATCCATTCCAACTCACTATCCCTGTATGAATACATAATGCCAAATATTATTCACATCGACAGCGATAAGCTAACGAGTGTAGATATGTATGAAAAGGTCAAGGTGTTCGTCAATGGCGCGTGGGTCGGTATTACGGATTCGCCTCAAGAATTATACTTGATGTTGAAGGATAAAAAGCACAAGGGTATTATCAATATTTACACGTCCATCGTGTTTGATTACAAGATGCGCGAAATACGTGTTTGTAACGACAGTGGAAGACTTACACGCCCGCTTCTGCGAGTGAAGGATAAGACCCTAATGATAAATAATGATATCATCGACAAGTTAAATAAGACCGAGCTAGTATGGGATGATTTGCTCACCAGTTCCCGGCTCAGTAGTGCGGTTATCGAATATGTCGACCCCGAAGAACAGTCGTGGGGGTTAATCGCGACGAAACCGGCGAATCTTATTGCCAAGACGGATAATCTCACTCGATATACGCATTGCGAAATTCATCCCAGCACTATCTTTGGAGTCTTGGCGTCGTGTATCCCATTCCCTGAACACAATCAATCCCCGAGAAACACGTATCAATGTGCTCAAGGTAAGCAGGCAATGGGCGTTTACACCACAAATTATGAAAATAGAATGGACAAGACCGCCTATGTTCTCAACTATCCTATGCGCCCACTCGTAGATACGCGAATTATGAATTTAATCCAATTAAATAAAATCCCAACCGGAACCCAAGTGATCGTGGCCATTATGACTCACACCGGCTACAATCAAGAGGATTCGTTGCTAATCAATAAGGGATCTATTGACCGCGGAATGGCGCTGGTTACAGTTTATCATACCGAAAAAGACGAAGATAAGCAAAAAATCAACGGCGACGAAGAAATCCGCTGTAAGCCAGATCCTACAAAAACAAAAGGAATGAAGATGGGTAATTATAACAAGGTCAATTCCAAGGGGGTTATTCCCGAAAATACGTTGGTAGAAAACCGCGACATTATTATTGCGAAAGTAACTCCCATCAAGGAAAATCGCAACGATCACACCAAGGTTATCAAGTATGACGACCAGAGTAAGATCTATAAGACGGTCGAGGAGACGTATATCGATAAGAATTATATTGACCGAAATGGCGAGGGCTATACGTTCGCAAAGGTAAGAATTCGCGCGACCCGAAAGCCTGTTATTGGCGACAAATTCAGCTCGAGACACGGGCAAAAAGGTACGGTCGGAAATATTATACCCGAGTGTGATATGCCGTTTACAAGCGCCGGTATCAGACCCGATATTATTATTAACCCACACGCAATTCCATCTCGTATGACAATTGGACAGTTAAAGGAGACTGTTCTCGGTAAAGTGTTGATCGAACTTGGTCTGTTTGGTGACGGAACCGCGTTTGGCGAGTTTGATGTAAAGGACATTTGTAGTGAGCTTATTAAGCTTGGATATGAGGCAAACGGAAATGAATTGTTGTATAACGGCCTCACGGGCGAGCAGCACGAGTGTAGCGTGTTTATGGGACCGGTGTTTTATCAACGACTTAAGCACATGGTTAATGACAAGGCTCATAGTCGCTCGATTGGACCGATGGTTAATCTTACGCGCCAACCCGCAGAAGGTAGAAGCCGCGATGGTGGGTTGAGATTTGGAGAGATGGAGAGGGATTGTATGGTATCGCACGGGGCGGCTAGATTTACGAGAGGGAGATTGTATGATGCGTCAGATAAATATTCGGTGCATATTTGTAAAAAGTGTGGGCTCATCGCATCCTATAACGAAAAAATGCATATTCATCATTGTCGCACATGTGATAACAGGACAGACTTCTCCTATGTAGAAATTCCATATGCGTGTAAATTATTGTTCCAGGAATTGAATACAATGAATATTGCCCCACGACTGATGACGGACCACTAAGAAAAATATTAAGCAAATATCGTGGAATTGTTGTTGTATAAATAATTTATTGTGAATATTTAACGCATAATCATTTTTTTTTTGTTTTTTTTTATGTTTAGTAATATTATAATGGCGACAAACAACGATCCCTTCACAAGGGATATTACCTTCACAGGGGATGTTACTTTCAACAGCCCGGTTACTTTCGGTAAAGTCATTCAGGGAGTTACACCTCTCGCTGGCTCGAACGGTCAGGCGCTCGCAACTACCGCATTTGTTACTAAGGCAGTGACTACGGCAATCAACGACATCAAGGGCGGAGACCTTGAAGCAACACTAGATACGTTAAAGGAATTAGCAGACGCTATTGGAAATGGGACAAGCTTTAGTGGTAATGCGGCTACTGCTACCACCGCAACTCAATATTACATTGACGCAAATACCCAACCGGCTAGTATTAAAGATGCTCTTGCCGCGAAAGCTCCTCTTTCATCTCCTACATTCAGTGGTACTCCGAGTGCTCCCACCGCTGACCCCGGAACAAATAGTACGCGACTCGCGACATGTGCGTTTGTGCAAGCCGCATCAATGTCTGGACCAACGGGTGCTACTGGCGCTGTAGGTGCTACTGGCGCTGTAGGTGCTACTGGCGCTGTAGGTGCTACTGGCGCTGTAGGTGCTACTGGCGCTGTAGGTGCTACTGGCGCTGTAGGTGCTACTGGCGCT